CACCTGTAACATTTCCGGTTACTGTTACGTTTCCTGATGATTGGGATATGCCAAAACCTGAAGAAGAACCAAACACGTTTCCTATAACTATTGTATTCCCTGCTGTTGAATTAAATGCGTAAGGAGTTACAACTCCTGAGCCACCAACTAAGTCACCTGTAATTGTTATTGTACCAGTTGATGATTTATTAATACAAAAAACATTTGTAGTAGAACCACCGCCCCCTGTAAATCTAACGCCATTCAAAGTGAAATTACAAGCTCCAGTATAACTAAATATTTGTGTATTAGAACTTAATGAAGATGTCACAGCACTCCCCAAAGTAAGCGTTACTGTTCCTGTTGTAGAAGTGACAGTAATAAGGTTTGTAGCACCTGCAATTAATGAAGCTGATGTACTCGTAGCACTAACAGTAACACCTGCTGTGTTGAAATTGAATGAGCCTCCTGCAACAATAGGAGCAGATGCTGTATTTCTTAAAGATAATACAGTAGCATTAACATCCATGTTTACAGTAAAGTTATTCGTAAACACATCATCAGCACTTGTAGGAACAGTTCCTGTATTCCAAGTTGCTCCTGTGTTCCAATTGCCATTTGCTACTGCGTATACGTTTGCCATTTCTAAGCGTAAGTATGCGTTAAATAATTTGTCCAATCAACCCCACCGGGAGGCTGTGCTGTTGCTGTTGCTGTCACACTCCCATCTGCTGCTATCGTTAATCTTATAATAGTCCATACATTTGCTGCCTCACTACTACCTGACAAGGCTGTTCCACAGTATAAATACACACCTGAAGAAGCAAACCTCCTTATTGTATTGTAAGGATTGAAAGCATCCCAAGCATAACCATTCCATCTCCAAGATGTACCTCCTGAAGTGTAAACCTGATTAAGGACTGGGGATGATGGGAAATCTAATGCCATTAAATAGATATTTTATATGCTTCAATGAATATCTCATCCACCTCTAAATTTGTAAGACCCAATACAGCTTGTATCATTTCTACAGTGGGGCTGAGCCTCAATATATTATTTGCTGCTTCCCAAGCGTATTGTGCTTTAATTTTAAAATCTGTCTCTTCAGGAGTGGAAGAAGGTAGAGCATTGATAGCAGCTGTTACGTTTGCCTCTAATCCTTGAATAGCAAGTTGCGCTCTTAACTGCCACCTTGTAACCATTACAGGAACACCATCTACAACATCTTGTACAAGAGGAAAAGCAAGTTTGTTCTTTGTGTAATTGTCCACACCAAGAGCAAGGATGATGTTTAAGAAGTATGTTCTTTCATCACTGTCTAACTCCAAAGCATCAGGAGATGTTAATAAGTCTCCTGCTATCCTTGCTTCTAATAATGGCTTGTCTGAACTCACTCTATTGTATAGGTAGTTAGATAGGTAGACAGCAGCTGTTTCTGTGAAACCGTATGGCTGTCCGTTCTTTAAAATTTGATAATCAAAGTTGTATGTCATGATATTTGTATAATTATTTGACCAGTTATTGTCTTAGTTCCTGATGCTGTCCAAGTTGCTGTTCTTGTAGTTGCAGCACTCCACCTGTTAAATACTAGCGTAGAAGCCTGTGTTGCAATACTTGCATCGCATATATTTGATGTTCCTGTATCTACACCTATACAAGTGTTAAGAACAGTTGTAGGAGAACCTGATACAAAAGGCAAGGTGAATGATGTAGATGTGCTGTTAGATGTACCACTTATGTTAAAGTTTACAATAACAAACTTACCAATAACTCTGTAGAAAATAGATTTAACAGTAAATGTAGTCCACCCTATAATACTAGATTGCTCAGAGAAGTCTATCCACGGAGTGTTAATCTTATTAGGTAAGTCACCACCATACAATCCATTCGCTACACCATTCATACTATATCAATTAAGGAGCTAAGTAATCTAATCCTGAAGCCTGAATAAAGCAAGAAGTACCTCCTGAAAGGTTTGCCAAAGTTGTTGCTCTAAGCACATCACCACCTAAAAGTGGAATATACTGCCTTCCTGTATTGTCCAAAGGTAATCCTGGAATGTTTGTACCATTCAGGAAATCCACAGCAAACCTCGCTGCGTTTGTGTTACCGCTTGACAAAGGCACGTTTACAAGACCTATCGGGATAACAGTAGAACCACCTCTTAAGATGTAAATGAATACGTTAATTGTAACAGTATCGTTCGTTGTGGCTGTAAGGCTTATAACCCTTGTGCCATACGTTCCTGCTGTCTCAATAGTAGTACCGTTTGTATTGCTTCCTAAAGTACCAATCGTTGTACCTGTAAGCACCGCAACACCACCACTTGGCTGATTGGCAACTCTAACTAAACTTCCTGCTGGTAAACTCATAATATTAAAAATTAAATAGTATTCTTTGATTTATCATTATTGCATAATCCACATCATCACTAAATGCATTTAAACTTGTTTGTACAAGATTGTTTGTTGGGTATTTAGTGGAAGATGAATCTAAAGTAACATTCTCCTTATTAGCAACATTCTCTGGTGTATACCCCAATTCTGTTAGTACATCTGTAGCACTTATTGTAGCACCATTACCCTTGAGAAGACCGTTGAATGTTGTAGCTGTTGAACCATTGACCGTATTAGTCCCGTTTGGGCCCTGTGGCCCTTGTGGCCCTAAAGGAAGCGTCTCCTGAACCCATTGATAAGTATTGCCATCATTGAAATAAGTGTACTGAATACCGCTGTTTGTGTGAAACCACAAAGCACCGGCAGGAATTGAGCTTGTTCCTGTTCCGGTAGGAGTTGTATTCTGTATAAAGTCAATTGCCACACCCGGAGGGCCCTGCGCACCATTTTCACCTACAAGTGAATCCAAAAAGTCCTGTTCTGTTCCTGAATTCCCCTCTTCCAACCAAATTTGATATGCGCTTTTTCCATCTACTCCGATAGTGCCATTAGAACCTGCTGGCCCTTGTATTCCCTGAATCCCCTGTAGGCCTTGCGCACCGGGAGGACCTTGCGTCCCATTTATACCAATGCTGTAAGCAATAGGAGTCGTAACGTTAATTGTATAAGATGCAGGAGGAGTCACCGAAATATTATAAGCCGGTAACAATGTCACCGATACTTCGTAAACACCTTCTGAAACAATCTCTATACTCATACAGTAATTTGTTTTGTCACATCAAACTGACCACCTAAAAATGTTACTACTGTGTTATTCGAATAAGTGCCTTGCAGATCGTACTCATAACATCCCTTCTCCACATTTATAATGCTATTGAAAACCACAATGTTAGGAAGCGTAACTGTTATATCTGTTCCCTGCAAAAGAGTCTGCATCAGAGTGCCATCCTTTTTTCTGATCTGCATTTTGAAAGTCACACCTGTGAAGTTGAGAGCGACATTGTTGTCGTCCGTAAATGTCAAACGAGGACTGAAGGTATCCCCCTGATATGCTTTGATGTTTGCTTCCGCCCTCCTGATTGAATCTATTGTTGTCGACATCTTTTATCTTTTGATTATAAATACTATTTATGGCAAATCGTACTCTGTTGGAACTTGGCAGTTGTTGTAAAGAATAGGCAGTTTTAAGTCTATCTGAAAAGTCACACCTGCAAGCACATCCTCCTGCCCTTGCCTGAAGTACTCAAAACTCGCTGTTTTCTGCATTGACCATTCGTGCTTATCCCAACTTACTTGAGCTAAAAGGTCGTGACCTATCTGCTCACAATCGCTTTGCATCTCAAGCTCATCCATGTTTTCTACATGGTGAATGTCAGCAATCGTCACAATAATGCTGTAAGTCTTTTCCTTACCACTAACCACACTATTGTTCAAAGTGTACCAAACAGCAGGATAATCGACATCTTTGTAATCGAAAACCACAAAGTCTTCAGCTTTTACGTGCTTTGCTGTTCGCACTTGCTTGTGAGCTGCTGCGATTGTTATCAGCTTTTTTATTATTTGATTGAGTGTTAGACTCATGTTTTTTAAGGTATGCTTTTAACAGCTTTTCAGTTTTCTTTGTGTAACTCATCGGCAACAGGATAAAAATTCGTAACGATACCATTTAGGTACGTCTTCTTTTGGTCTTTCAGTCTTACCTAAATAAATACCTATTTCATAAGCTGAACGCTTAGGAACAAAAGTGTCTACCCTGCTTCCAGGATTGATGTACTCTTGAAACTTTGTGCCTGTTCCTGCTTCCTGAATCAGATAGTTAATCAGTCTTTCCAAGTACCATTCTGCCCGATTTTTATACTTTGCTTTGTAGTCATCAATTTCTGAAGCACTTACAGCCTCGCTGTTCTCTGTTGTCTTCCTTGTCAGTCCTTTGTTCCATATCTGATAAGACAGACCATCTGCAAGCTCTGAAATAGTAAAGTGAATCATTGCGTCCCGAATGTAGTCCTTAAGCAATGTCTCTTCATCATCTGTCAGACATTCATCACTAATGCCATCTTGAAGACGCTCATAAAGAGCTGTACCAAGTACCGGAAGCAGTTGTATCTCCTGAACAGTTTTGATCTCTGAAACGATCATTTTGCTGTCGATGTTTTTATGAACAGGAGACCTTTCATAAATATTTTCAGGACTGATAAAAAGGATATCTCTCATTTTTTACTTTTTACGCATTACAATATTCTTAACCCATTTGTGCCGGCAAGAAGGTGAATGTTCGCCATTTGGCTTTGTCCACCAACCGCCTTTCCGATCCCATACGCTGTAACCCATTCTCCTGCTCATAGTTTCGATTTCTGCTCTTGACCATAGTTTATCTAACTCAAGCAAACGAGCGCAAAATGCCCTGTTTCTGTCATCCTCCGGCCCTTCGTAGGAATAGAATATCTTAAAATTCAAAGTCTCTGGAGTCTTGTCAGTCTGTTTTGCAAGAGGTTCGGTGAGCGTGCGCTCTACCACTTCATCAATCCCTACCCTCACAATTTTAGTATTTATCCTTCCTTCGTTTGTCAATCTCTCAATTATTGCCTTTGCGCTTTCAACCTCGATGTCTAATGTTTCAGCAATTATTTCAGGAGTGATCCTTTTGTCTTTTCTAAGTAGATCTAAAACATTTGCCTCAAGCTGATTCACCTCGTTAAATTCCTGCGATGTGAAAAAAGCAGGCAAAGTCTTTAAAATAACATAGTCAGACTTAGCAACACCACAGGAAGCAAATTCAGCCAACAAAAGTTCATCCTTTTCCTGTGCGCTAAATTCCATCGGTTCATTATCAATCGACAGCATGACATTGATTTCGTCATCTGATAGACCTAAGCTGCTCTTTAAAAGTAATTTAGCCTGATCCTGACTTATGTCACCTTTCTCAAATTTGCGGATGATTCTTGTCAGACTTTGCCATTGCCGGCCTGTTAAATTCTTGAGATTCTCATTGACAGCCTTAACTTCAGCAGATGCCTGTGAAGGAATTGCCTCTGTTGGCAGGCTTTCAGGATATTGATTAGGATCGATCCCGATCTTCTCAAGAAGCCATTTTTTAGGTGCGATCTGTAATAAAGTAGACTCGCTAAATTCAAATCCAATAGGTTCAACAGCAATGATATTTGCATCAACACCTGTGATTTCTTTAAAAAGCAATTCTAAAGCCTGTTGTTTATCATTTGCATAAGTAGCCTTGAATATCTCATAAGCCTCTCTGATCTCACTACGACCGCCTAACTGCCCTTCTACACGAACACCGAACAGCATAGGACTTACGATCTGATGACCGGCAAAAAGCTCTTGCTGAATGCTTTTAGCTAATATATCAAAATGCTTATCTAATTCAGTACTGCTAAGGTCATCTAATTGTGGACGCTTGGCAGGGTCTTTACCGAAATTCAAAACGATGTTACCTGCATTCTCACTACCTGTGAACTTGCTTTTAAACCCTTTCTCTATCTCTCTTTTCTCCTCCTCACTCGGTATGCCCTCAAAGAAGCTGATCATCTTTGAAGCAAACATCCCGTTAGTGATTGTGCTTAGGTGATATTTGCTGATTTCAATGTCTGTCTGAATAGCATTCAAAGCACCCATGTAGCCGGGATAGCTGTACGTTTCAACACCTGGCCTGTATTCTTTGTAGTAAAGTATCTGCGTCTGATTGCGAAGCATCTTCACATCCTGATTAGGATTGTAAGCCAAAAAGACCTTTGGTTCATCATTCTTTTTGTAGCTCTCCCAATCCTTAACGAAAAACTGTGTATTGTCTTTATTGCTACGAACTTTGTGATAAGGAACATGATAATAAGCTCCGATCTTACCAAGTTCATTATACTGTATCTCAATATAGCATCCACCGAATACCTCAATATCAGTAGAAACCTTTTTAAGTAACTCATTTGAATTCTCATAAGCATTTGCCTGTGTCACATTATCAAAGCCTTTGCCGACAATATAGTTCACCTTTCCGAGAACGATACCGTTATGCTTACTGCTTTTATTAAACATATTGAGAAGCATATTCGGGAACTTGTTGTCCTCCCCGAATAGAACCCATCCTTTATTCGGCACCTCTTTCATTATAGGAACCTGAACATCAGCAAACTTGATAAAAGACACTCTATTCTGCATCATAAACTTTGTAGCTTGTAGGGTTATTATATTTAGTTGTAGTCACATCCTGACCATCTGAAAGGAACATTAAACCTGTCTCCACAATAGCACCGGCACTTGCCTCAACAGTATTCGATGAACTCAACTGCTGATATATCGTGTAAGTGTACCACCCCTCTTCAACAGTTGCAAAATAGGTATTAACAACCAAAGAAAACTGATTGTATCGATCTTTGTACAAGCTCTGATCTGAATTTCCTAAAACAACAAACTTCACTTTGTCATTCGTAGTCCTGCTCTGAAACACAAAAAGAAAGTTAGCATTTGTGATAGTCTGCTTTTCTTTAAGCGTCAAAATTAGCGTTTCAGTATTTCCTTTTGTGAGCTTTATCATTCCTGTTATAAATACCTATTAACAAAAAACGCCCGCCTAAATGCAGGCAGACGCTTTACCTATTCTTCATCAGTTATCAACCTGCAGTCTCAAGTGCAGCAGCTACTGTGCTATTAACTTCATAAAGTTGATCAGGTTCTTTACCTGTGAAATTCAAAGTATATCCTGAACGATCTCCGAATGCTGTACCACTACCACTTTCAGAAGCAGCCATGTCTAAACCTCTTTCCTTACCGAGCATCCAGAATTTATTGTTGTTATCCTTTACAACTGCGATCAATACGTTTTGAGCTAACAGTTTCAGCTCTGTGTTAACAGATGCAGAAAGCTTATTAATAACTATTGTCAGACCTTGCTCGAAAAACAAAGTACCGTTTTCAGTAGATACCTGCGGATTGTTAGTAAAATTTCCTGTTTCTTTTGGCAGTTCATATTTCCAGAAACGCTTACCGGCTGCCTTAGTCAAACCTGTAACCACACCTGATGCAGTTGCAATGGTTAATACATTTCTTTCTTCAATAAAGAAAACTTCGGTAATGCCACCCGAACTGTCTTTACAGTCGAGAGAATAACCTGATGTGAGTGCGCAAGGCATATTTATTTTATTTTAAGAAGGGAGGATTTTTATCCCCTCCCTATTGATTAACAAATTAAGCTTCGAACTTAACAACCTCATCCATAAATGCTAACTGCACTCCGATCTTAAACGAAGAAGAGAACTTCACGTTACGATCGTCTTGGCTGTACCACATTTCGAAGTTGTCCTCTTCACCCTGAAGATCAACACCCAAGAAGATGTTTGACATTCTGAAAGCATAGATGTCGTTAGTATCAGTTAGACCATGAACAGGAACTACGCTGTAGCCTGTGCCTGGCACTTTGAATTCAGAAGCAGGAGGAGTGTTTTCACTTCCGGGATTGTAGTGAAACAAATTAGCATCCACATAAGCCTGAACAAGAAGATCATAGACATCCCATCCGCAGAAGATGCGAACATCTGTTTTTCCTTTGATACGTGCAGGAAGAGCTTTGATGACTGCAAGAACAGCACCCTTAGCTTTTGCAGTTGTATCAATTAATGTGATAGGAGCGCCAGCACCGTAGAATCCTGTTACGTTAGCATTTACAACTGTTGCACCTGCTTCAGAAACTAATTGACGAACTCCTTTGAACTTATTTAAAAGTCCGTTAGTTCCACCGTAACCGCTTCCTGTTGCAGTCCAAATAGCAACTTCCAAAGCTTCAGCGATCTTACCTGCTTTGCGAGCTGTGTACTCTTGAGCGAAGATCATGCTGTCATAGTTAGAACCTGCAGGAAGAGCTTTCTGTAAGTAGTAAGCCTCAAGGTCTTTAGGACAAAGGATTTCCTGAGTCTTTACTTTTCCTACTGTCAAAGTACGCTGAGTGAATTCAGTAGTACCTGAAGCAGCAAATCCGCAAGAGCTATCATCTTGAAAAAATACATCCGTGTCCATACGGTTAACGGTCTGAGAGGACTTAACCCCTGTCATTACGTTACCTTCAGAAAGGATGAGCTGTTGAGTACGTGCCTCGAACAGCGAAGCAGTCACGAGCTGTTGCTCGTTTTGTTCTGTGTAGGCTGTAAGGCCTGTAACCAAAAATGCCATCTTTATTTGTTTTTAAATTGTGAAACGAAATTTGAATAAGATTTGATTTTGTCAGCTTTGCTTTCAATGCTAACTTTTTTGAAGTTGTTAGGAACTTCAGCCGGTGCTTGAGAAGGTACGTTAACCATTGTTTCAACCAAGAGAATCAGGCTTTGTAAAGCTTCCTGTGCTTTCATTGATGCATCTTTCAAATCAGAATAATCAACCTCAAAAGCAGACATTTTCTCTTTGCCCATTTTGAGTTCATCTTCCATTTTTTTGATCTTAGCTTTCATCTCTTCGATTTCAGCCATTTTCTCTTCGTCTTTATGTTCACCGCTTTCGATCTTTACGCTAACCTCTGGAGCTTCTACTTCCTTCGGTTTGATTTCTGCGATCACACCACCTTCAGCAAGTACGATCTCTGTTCCATCTGCTAAAGTGTGAGAACCGGAAGGAGCAGGAGTACCATC